CAGACCGACAGCCGCAGATCCGTCCATGTACTGGTCGAGCCACACATCTTCGTTCTTGATCAGCAGACCAGTGCCGTCAGCCGTGGCGTTCTTGGACACTGAACTATTGACCTGACGCACGACGATCAGATTTCCCGAATAGGCAAGGAAGTTGGCCGCGCTGAAAAAGCTCGCAAACGTAACTGCGTTCGGCTTACCGAACGTCTTGATAAGTTCAAGTTCTGAACTCAGGGTGACTGGCTGTTCGGCTGGTCCCCACGCAAATTGTCCGACATAACCACCGATAGAGGTAGCAACAGACGGGATAATATTCGTGAGATCCTTCTCAACAACGAGCACACCGGGAGATAATTGAAAGGCCATGCCTTTGCTCCTAAATTATGGTGTTAATGACTACTTTGATCTAAGTATTTATGAAATCCTATATTTCGTCTCAATGCCCCAAAATCTGCGATTTCCATGGAATTTCCGTGGATCCGGACCAAATAGAGTTGTCATTGTTGAAGACTTCCTCTTCTTCTAATCCATCCGAGATGAACCCAAAGGGGGTCATGTTGTCTTGGATGTTTTGTGCCTGTTCATCGTACAGCCGCTTCCGGATATCCACATTGGTCAGATCCTTGAAGTAGGTGTTCGTCGTCAGCCACCCAAACAACACAAGGGTCATCATGATATCGTCGTGATATCCTTCATCTGCCGTGAACGACCCCGCCTTTTCGATAAAGGTGGACATTTCGAAAATCGTCTCGACATCGTGAATCAGGATCTTGCGTTCTTCGACGATGTTCTTGATGGCGAAACACCCGATGCGCTTCACAGACTTGTTGGTACGAACCCCAAAGTCTGCTCCCTTACTGAAGCCGGTCGTGATGTAGCTCTTGCCGTTTTCTGCCGAGGTCGTGAACATGTTCTCATATTCCAGATCGGAGTAGAGAATGTCCGAGACCTGCCGTCCGATATCATTCGTCTCAATCAGGACATAGGCATTGTTGTAGTCCTTGGCGAGCTTCAGGATCACATCAGGCAGCAACATGGGGGCAATCGTGTTGCTGTGATATCTGGCGACCATGACGTATGGGGTATCGGAGACATCGAAGACCGAAACGGCGGAATAGTCGCCACCAATGCCCCGTGCGGTGTCGGCCACAATGACGTAGTTATGGCCGTCGATGGGGGAGAAGTAGGCTTTGAGGCTACCTTCTTTATCCATATGGATAGGTTCCTTGGTGACCATTTGGGCCAAGGCCGCACCGGAAATCAGCGTATTTGAACTTCCTAAAAATTCTGTGCCGATCTCTTGTTTGAATTTTACATCACCAAGTGTCTTTAGTTGGTCTGCCGCCCATGCTTCGTCTCTTCCCGGTACGTCCCAATAATTGACGGTAAACGGTATAAACCCATTTTTTCCGGCCTCTGCGTCAGTCCATAACTTCCAGAAATGATTATACCCAATAGGGGTAGAAGATATTAGGATTTTTGTCTTTGTACCAGAAGAAATTACTGGATATACAGACGCGAAGAATTGATCAGCAATGTTGTTCGGAATTAATGCAGCCTCATCTACAAAAAGTAGAGAAACTGATTTTCCTCGAATACCTGATACTGACGTGGCTGCTGTAAATACTTTACTTCCGTTTTCTAACTCAACATCACCTTTGTTCCATGTAATGACGCCCTGTTGCATCCACCGTGGTAGATTTTCATACATCGTTTGATAACGATCTAGTACTTCTCGCGCAGCAGCACCCTTGTTGGCGAGAATAGCTACGGTGTAATGGGGCGTGAACAGGGTGAGCCACACGAAAATAGCAGCACTCGTGGATGTTTTCCCCCCCTGTCTTAATAATTTGGCAACTACTTTACGCTCTTTTACTACTAGAGACACGAGTTGTTTCTGAAATTCGTACATCTTGAACAACACAAGACCATGGTCCAATGTGACAATCTTGCAGTAATTCTCAATAAAGTAGATAGGATCTTGGCTGCATCGCTGGATTTCTTTGATATCATCCAACCCGAATTCTATTTGTTCCCCTACCTGCTTGAGTAACGAATTTCCATTGTATGCTTTTAGGTCTGACATTTTTGTGTTTTTCTCCTACCACGGACCCACCCATCGGGTATGTCGTCTACTGAATCAAACGCCCCATGTTTCGTGTCCTTGTTATTGGGATCATATGCAACGATTTTACCGGCATGTACCGGCTTTGTTTTCTTGTTTTTCGACGGAGCACCACGGACCCATCCTTCTGGTATAATTGAGTCTTCTGGAAATACTCGGTATCCTGTTCCGTTCGTGTACAGTTTGCCGCGACCTTTTCCACGATTAGCATTACCTACGACCCATCCCTCTGGGACTTGTTCTGGTGAATCAAAATATCTTGTTTTTCTATCTTCGGCATCTGGATCAAATGCCATCGTTCTTCCTTTGGCGTGACTAGGTTTACCCAACAAAGAATTACTAATATTTCTACATGCTTCTTCGGATCTCTTCATACCACGATGCTTTTCGGCCATCTTTCGAATCTTTTCTGGATTCTTATTGATCTTGAGCATTCGCTCCATGTGCTTTTCGGGGTTCTCTTGAATCCATGTTTTTACTGCTCCCCCTCGCTTAACCCTAGCGTAGATGTCGGCACATCCTCCACCACCGAGTGCCAGATTGTATGTGTCTTCTCTTAGAGTAAATTGTCTGTCAACTAACTCTCGTTCCTTTGTCTCGGCATCTATCTGGTTGTCGAACACGAAAAGCATTCTTTGTGTGAAATCCTCGTGCTTGTATTTCGCTAACGCACGGAGGATCAATCTTCCAGTACCGAAATACGGGTGCCTGAAGATTGATCCTCCGTCACAGTAGTCTTGTACTGGCTCTTCGGAAGAAACACCATGAAATCCAATGTATGTTTTTCCGTTGATTTTATTGGTCGTCTGATAAATTACGTACTTTCTCATGGAGTCCTCTTGCTTGATGAAGTCTCCCTTATTTATACGTCAAATATTTTCTCGACCCTTTCCCTGAAGAAGTTGCATCAATTCATTCGTGGACCCAACAAATACGTTATTGTTGGTCACGCCATCGGCACTCGGTGCCTTACCAGACTTCTTCCGCACATCATGTTTGGTCTTCTGAAGCTCGACGAGATCCTTCGAAGTTTCGGAGACCGTCTTGATCAGTTGCCCAAGTACCTCAAAGGCTCTCGCGGATTCAGCGGTCTTCGCGATATTGGCAAGATCGCTCACGGCATCCTGTGCAACATCCAGTACCCGACGAATATTCTGTCGAGCAATCGCGACATCCTCGTCGATTGTGTCGTCCCCCATGTCTTCAATGACCATCGGGGTCTGTACTGGAGCCGTGACGATATCGGTCTTCATGTCAAATTTCTGATCAAGTACTTCAAACATTAGGTCACGTCCCCGAGAAAGATCTCGTCAAATTCTTCAACAAAGGTGTAGTTGGTCGGATCGTCGCTTTCGGTCACGGTGTAATCACCGGCCCCCTCGAAAATCTCGCCGTTGAACAGTCCCGAATCGAAGATATCCTCAAACAGGGTCGTGCTCTGCCCATCGGTCGCAGTGCCGGTATAGCGAATGCCCTCGAAATCATTGGCGTAGATGTCTGCGATGACCTTCTTGATGATTTCGGCGCGATTGATATTACCGTAGAAATTCATCTTCAGCGAGAACGTGAGATCCCAGATGATCGTCGTGCGTTCGTCAAAGCTGCCTTCGTATAGGTCGTTGTAGTCGATCCCACCGAGGGTGATGTTCAGGTCGCGCTTGACATCGATATTGGGGGGTTCGGTAATCGTGACATTGAAGTCAGGCGTGAAGTACGGGAGGATCTGTTCCAGAATCTGGAGACCATCATCCTGATTCTTGGCAAAAATCGACAGGCGAAGCCCGATGGAATACGGGGTGGCGACATAGACCTGATTCATGGACTTGTCAGCCTGAACCATACGGATCGTCTGTGTCGTCGGGAGCTTGCGATTGCCATCATACTCCAGTCCCGTGATTTCAAAGGCGAGACGGGGCAGTGTGACGCTGTAGTTACCCCGATCTGACTGGAGGTCGGGGGCTGACAGGACTCTCGCGAGGAGCTTTTGCTTCGGGGCATAGTGCAGCGGTACCAACAAGCTCTGTTCGACCACGTTGGCGGCATTGGTTCGCCTGACCTGAATCCCATTGAAAATCGTGCCAAAGGCGACGACCGCTTTCCGAATATGCTGGTGATAAAAATGGGTGTGCTTGAACACTAGATTTCTCCAAAGGGATTGATGACAGAGAAGTCCAGAATATCAGCGGCCTCTTCTTGAATCAGATCGTTGTCGGCGAGTGGGCTGTTTCGGAGAATGTCAAACGCCTGTGTCGTAATGGTCGTGTTGTTCTGATAGAGCAACGCATCGC